TGCAGTTTCTGATTATTGGACAGGTATGGTTACTAAATGGTTTCCAAAGCATGAGATTAGACAGATGGCAATGTTGTTTGGTTCACAAGAAACAATACATTCAGTTGCATATTCTTACTTAAATGAAACATTGGGATTAGATGATTTTGCAGGTTTTATGCACGATGAGGTTATGAAAGAAAGATTTGAACTTCTTACTAACACAACTGCCGAATGGACGCCAAAAGATTTAAGAACAAATCATCAAGCCAGAGTTGAGGTAGCTCGTTCACTTGCTATATTTTCTGCATTCACAGAGGGTGTAGCCCTTTATTCATCATTTGCTGTATTGTATTCTTTCCAAATGAGAAATCTATTGAAAGGAATTGGACAACAAATGAAGTGGAGTGTTAGAGATGAATCACTACATTCTAAAATGGGATGCCAATTATTCAGACATATGTGTGATGAGTATCCTGAATTGTTAGAAGAAGCTAAAGTTGATGTATATAAGGCAGCTGAAATGATTAGAGATTTAGAACATAAGTTTATTGATAAAATTTTTGAAATGGGTGATTTGGATAATCTTAAAAAAGATGATTTAAAAGAATTTATTACAAAAAGAGTTAATGAAAAGTTAGGAGAATTAGGTTATAATCCAATCGTAGGTGGTGATGGTATGTTTGAATACAATGAAAAGAAAGCATCTGAATTAGATTGGTTTTATCATTTGACAGGAGGGGTAACTCATACTGATTTCTTTGCAATGAGACCAACCGATTATTCAAAAGCAGGTGAAGGTGAAGATTGGGGAGATATATTTTAATTAAATTATGAGAAATTACGGAGAAGAATTAGGCTGGGAGCTAGATGTAGATTTCCCAAGCTGGGGGAATAATGAGGTATATGTAAAAACTATATCCAAAGGATACTTGCAAGATGGTGAGAAACCAAAGGATGCCTATTGGCGTGTATCTACAAAGATTGCACAACGATTGGGTAAACCACAACTTGCTACAAAGTTTTTTGATTATATTTGGAAAGGGTGGTTATGTTTAGCAACGCCAGTATTATCAAACACAGGTACGGATAGAGGTTTACCAATCTCTTGTTTTGGTATTGATGTAGGTGATAGTATCTATGAAATTGGTTCAAAGAATTTAGAGTTGATGTTGTTGGCAAAGCATGGTGGTGGGGTTGGTATTGGTATAAACCAAATCAGACCAGCAGGTGCAAAGATTACAGGCAACGGAACATCGGATGGTGTAGTTCCATTTTGTAAAATCTATGATTCAACTATATTAGCAACAAATCAGGGTTCAGTTCGTAGAGGTGCAGCATCTGTAAATATGAATATTGACCATAAGGATTTTGAGGATTGGTTGGAGATTAGAGAACCCAAAGGAGATGTAAACAGACAATCACTAAATATGCACCAATGTGCAGTAGTGGGTGATAAGTTTATGAATAAGTTGCAAGAAGGAGAATCGGAAGCAAGAAGAAAGTGGAGTAAACTATTACAAAAAAGAAAGGCAACTGGTGAACCATATATTATGTTTAAGGGAAATGTAAACAAACAAAACCCAGAAGCATATAAAAAGAATGGATTAAAGGTTTTTATGACCAATATTTGTAGTGAAATTGTATTACACACAGATGAATCACATTCGTTTGTTTGTTGTTTAAGTTCTTTGAATTTGGCTAAATATGATGAGTGGAAAGATACTGATTTAGTCTATACATCTACAATGTTTTTAGATGGTGTTCTTGAAGAGTTTATACAGAGAGCCAAAGGATTAGTTGGATTTGATAATTCAGTTCGTTCAGCTACCAAAGGACGTGCTCTTGGATTAGGAGTTTTAGGGTGGCATACATACCTACAACAAAAGGGTATTCCGTTTGAAGGATTGCAAGCACAATTTGAAACTCGTAAAATTTTCTCTCAAATGAAAATTGAAAGCGAAAGAGCAAGTAGAGATATGGCAGCTGAATTGGGAGAACCACTATGGTGTAGAGATACAGGTTTCCGTAATACTCACTTGAGAGCGGTAGCACCTACTGTATCAAACTCTAAATTGAGTGGAAATGTAAGTAGTGGTATAGAGCCGTGGGCTGCTAATGTATTTACGGAACAAACTGCAAAGGGAACATTCATTCGCAAGAACCCAGAGTTAGAAAAGGTGTTAAGAAAGATGACTAAAAACACCAAAGAAGTTTGGGATAAGATTTTAGCAGATGGTGGCTCGGTACAAGATTTAGATTTTTTAGATGAATGGTGTTTTGTAGACACAAAGTTGGTAGAATGTAATGAAGTATCACACGAAAATAATTACAAATGTAGTTCGGTCAAAGATGTATTCAAAACATTCAAAGAAATTAACCAATTAGATTTAGTAAAGCAAGCGGGTGTAAGACAACAATACATAGACCAATCAGTTTCTCTAAATCTAGCATTCCCTGCAACTGCAGAGCCAAAGTGGATAAACCATGTAACAATGACCGCTTGGAAAGAAGGTGTAAAAACTCTATACTATATGAGAACTGAAAGTGTATTAAGAGGAGATATTGCGGCAAGAGCGATGGATGAAAGTTGCGTGAGCTGCGAGGGTTGATTTGACATAAAATAAATATTACCAAAGTGGATGAATTAAACCATTTTGGTATATTTATATGTATGAAAACATATATATTTTACAAAACAGTAAATACTAAAAATGGTAAATATTACTATGGGAGTCATAGTGGTAATGTTAATGATGGGTATTTGGGTTCCGGGTTAGCATTAGCAGAAGCAATTGTTAAATATGGTAAGGGCTCATTTATTAGATATGACTTAAAGGTATTTGAAACCGCAATTGATATGTATAGATTTGAAGATAGGTTCTTAAAACTATATAATTTAGCAGCTGATAGAAATTGTTATAACCTAAAAAATGCAGCAAGGGGTGGCAATTGTATAGTAAATTATACGGAAGAAGAACTAATTGAAGAGTATAAAAAAAGAGCTGTAAAAATAAAAAGTTCATTAAGAATATACTTTGATAATAATGTAAAATTACCATTGTCAAATGAAACAAAGAAAAAAATATCAAATAGTGTTAAGTGCTATATTGAACAAAATGGTATAAATCCAATAACAGATGAAACTAGACTTAAAATGTCTAATAAAAAATTAGGAGATAATCATTGGATATATGGAAAAAAAAGAGATGAGAGTGTAAAAGAAAAAATAAGAAATACATTAAAGGGCATAAAACATAATGATACTAGAAAATTGAATATGAAAATAGCCAATCAACATAGAGAAATTATTACTTGTCCTCATTGTGGTAAATCCGGAAAAAAGCATAGAAATATGACAGTTTATCATTTTGATAATTGCAAATTAAAAAATACGGAAAAATAAATAATAATGTTATGGGTGAGAACTTATCAAATAAGAACAAAGAATTGACCGAAAAAATAAAAGAAGAGTTAATTGATAAACCGAAAGGACCAATTAAATTTCAGGTTCAACTTAACGAAGAACAAAAAGAAGCAAAAGAGAAAATCCTAAATAACGCAATTACAATATTAAGTGGTAAAGCAGGTAGTGGTAAAACATTACTTGCCTGCCAAGTAGCATTGGATATGTTATTTAAAAAGACGGTTCACAAAATCATCATCACTCGCCCAACGGTAAGTAAAGAAGAGATTGGATTTTTACCGGGTGATTTAAGAGAAAAGATGGAACCTTGGATGCAACCCGTTTATTCAAATTTTTATCAATTATACAACAAAGAAAAGATTGATAAAATATTACAAAACGGACAAGTGGAAATTGTACCTTTGGCATTTATGAGAGGTAGAACATTTTTAGATGCATTCATTATAGTAGATGAAGCACAGAATTGTACTAATGACCAGATGGAAATGATTACATCTCGTTTGGGATTACGAAGCAAGATGGTTGTATGTGGTGATTCACAACAAGTAGATTTAAAGTATAGGGGAGAAAGTGGGTTTAAGTTTTTAGTTACTGCAGCAAAGAAGATTAAAGATATGGATTCACAAACCCTACTAACAAACCACAGACACCCAGTTGTAGATGCATTATTAGATGCATATGATGAATTTAAAGAAAAACAAAATAAAGAAGGAAGATAAAATATGATTAGTGTAAAGAAGTTTTCAGCCGTCTGGTGCGGACCGTGCAAAACCCTAAAACCAATTTTTGAAGAGGTTAAGCAAGCCATTAGTGGTGTCCAATTTGAAGAATACGATGTAGATTCACAACATGAAGTAGCATCAAAATATAATATCCGTTCAGTTCCTACT